CATAAAGGGTGTTGAATTTCCTGCCAAGATACAAAACTATCCGATAGAGATACCAAAGATCAATGTCCTCAAGGGTGAGGAAACAAGGCGTAGCTTCGACTGGAGGGTGCGTACTGTTAATGAGGATGCTTATTCAGAGAAGGAGAACGCCAAGCTCGAACAGTTGTGGGACGTTATAATGAGCGAGCTTCAGGAGCAGGAGTTTGATGAGGCCCGTGCCGAGAAAAGAATAAAAGACCTGAGTAAGTACCTGAATTATGAATATCAGGATATTAAAGAGATGAGTGCTTCGCGTGCCCTTAACTATCTATGGAGGGAGCAAAAGCTTAAAGAGAAATTTAGTGCGGGGTTTTATGATGTCCTTATAGCGGCAGAGGAGGTATATTGTGTTGACAAGATTGCAGGGGAGCCAGTGGTGCGTAGATGTAATCCAATGAACATATCCACAATGCGTTCAGGGGACAGCCACAAGATAGAGGATTCTGATATTATTGTCGAGGATGGGTATATGCCCGTAGGAGCAGTGATAGACGAATATTACGAGGACCTGACTCCTGTGCAGATTGATGGTATAGAGGAGGGGCGTGAAACGAATAGGTCTGCCGGTAATATTGTATTCGAGGGGCCAATAGATACCGAGAAAGATGTTTTTCAGCTTGGCAATGCACAGCTTATAACGGTAGACGCAAGGCATACTAATGCCTTTGGTGGCATGTACGATACCGAGGGTAACATACGTGTTGTTAGGGTTGTGTGGAGGTCAATGCGTAAGATAGGCGACCTTACATACTTTAATGAGAATGGAGACGAACTGCACGATATAGTAGACGAAACACACAAGGCCGATGAGTCCAAGGGAGAAAAGATAAAATGGGAGTGGGTGAATGAATGGTGGACGGGAACACGCATAGGGCAAGACATATATGTCCGTGTTGAACCACTGCCGAGATATGGTTCACACTTCTCAAATGCTTCCATATGTAAGCCTCCATATGTGGGGACGGTATATTCTATAAACTCACAGACGGCCGTATCTCTGTATGATCGTATTAAGCCGTACAAGTATCTATATAATGTGTTTATGCGTAGGTCTTTGTTGGCCTCCGCAAGGGACAAGGGTATTCTCCCCGAGATGGATATGGCTCGTGTACCAGAAGGGTGGACTCCCGAACTGTGGTTTATGTACGCTGAGCAGAATGGGTACTTTGTTGTAGACTCCTTTAAGGAGGGTACCAAGGGCGTCTCCACTGGTAAGCTTGCTGCAAATATGGGACAGGTGGGTAATAGAACATATGATCTCCGTAATGCCGAATCTGTCGTTATGAACCTTAATGCCGCGAAGCTTGCAAAAGAAGAGTTAGGAGAGGTTGCCGGGATAACACCTCCACGCGAGGGGGCGATGCAGAGCAGAGATACCTTGGGTGGGCTCGAAATGAGCAGACAGGCATCTTCGCTTATTACCGAGGAGTGGTTTGCTATTCACGACAACACAAAGGTTCGTCTTATGGAGCTTCTCCTTGAGGTGGCCCAAGAGGCATGGAGGGGCAATAGTAAGAAGCTTGAATACATAGATGACGGGATGATGTCCGTAATGTTTGAGATTGATGGTACTGAGTTTGCCGAGAGTGAATATGGTATATATATCTCTGATGGTTCTGGTGACGCTACACTTATCCAAACAATACAAAGCCTTGCCCATGCAGCTATGCAGAATGGTCAGGCAACGCTTACCGACCTTATATCGGTATTTCGTGAGAAGAGTGTTTCGGTGATGGTACGTAAGCTTGAGGCAGCACAGGAGAGACGTGACGCACAATTACAGGAGCAAGAGAAAGCTAAGCTTGATGGACTGATGCAAGTAGAACAAGAGAAAAGGGGTGTTAAGCAAGATGAACTTATGTCCAAGGAAAAGATCGAGAGAGAGAAGGTCGAAAGTCAAGAGATTATAGAGAAAATGCGTATAGACGATGTGGAGATAGAGAAGCAGGATATGATGAATGAGCAGAAGCAGAAAGAGCTTGACTCCAAGGAGGATGAGGCTGATAAGCAGCGCAAGTTTGATGCATCTGAGGCCGAGAAGGATCGCAAGAGTGCAGAGAAGATTGCTTCTAAACGCAAGCAAGTGGCAAAAACGTAATTTTAAGCCATAGAAAGTCTGACTTTTTTTTGCTTGTGGGGGCGTAAACGCTTGTTAGATTGGAATATATTTTTTATCTTCGTGGTCGTTATTTAGAATTAGACTAAATAAAAATAATACAGCATGGAAAAAGAAGGTTTTTTAATTGATCTGGATGATATTCCGGGTAGCGATGGTTTGTTAGAAGGCAAGCCAAAAGAAGAAAAAAAAGAAGAGGTTATTAAAAAAGAGCCTCCAAAGGTTGAAGAAGAAGAAAAGATAACGATTCCTGATGGTGGGTTAATAACCGTGGATGTAGCACCCGAGCCAAAGAAAGAGGAAAAGGAACCCCCGGTACAAGTGGAGGAGAAACTATCGGAAGAGAAAAAAGAAGAAATTGATGATAAATCTAAAGAAGGGAAGGATGCTGGTACTAAAGAGACGGAATCTCCTTCTTTTCTCCATGCTACAGCTCTTCGGGACAAAGGCATTCTTCCTAACTTAGATTTAGAGAGTCTTAAAGACAAAGATGATGAAGCCGTAATTGATGCAACGCTGTGGGCCACACAGGATGAGATAGAGATAGGGGTGGCGAACATAGTAAAGCAGAACGACGAGGCTTATCAGGAGTTCATTGACTTGGTGAATAGCGGTGCAGACATAGGCGAGTATGCACGCATAAAAGCTTCCCAGAAAAGATTTGATGGTGTAACGGACGATAGTTTCGAGGAGAACGAGGATTTACAGAAAGAGATTGTTGCCGAAGACATGAAAGATCGTGGATATGATGATGACGATATATCTGACACAATCGCTGACTGGGAGGAGAAAGAAGGTCGTTTGCTTTCAAAAGCTAAGATAGCTGTTAAGCGGATAAACAAACGTGACACACAGCGACAAAAGCAAGTAAAGGTCGATGCCGATAAGAGGCAGGCCGATAGCCAAAAGGACCAAAAGGCCACAATGGAAAGGATAGATTCCTCGCTTGCAAAAGTAAAGGAGATTATCCCGGGCATTCCCCTTTCAAAGAACGACAAGGTTGTTGTTAAGAAGTTGATGACCGTCCCTATTGGATATGAAGGTAGTTCTCCTATAAGCAGGGCACAGGAGATAAGGGGCAAAGATCCAGTGGCGTATGAAACAAAACTTGCTTACTATATAGGCATAGGTCTATTTGATGACGTTCCGAAGTGGGGCACAGTTCTTAAGCGGGCAAACAGCGATGCCGCAAAGCAGTTAATGAAAACCCTCAGGGATACGCAAAAGCACACTCCTGGGAAAATGGCACCATCACCAGCAAAAGAGGACACTGGCCCAATGCAGATGCCCTTCAAATAAAGAAAATAAAAGAACCCTTTAATAATTATATAAAATGCAACAGGTATCACCATTACAGGAGTATTTTCCTACAGATTGGTCTGGACTGACTACCAAGAATCACCTTGGAGCGATTTATCAGACCCAACCACAAGATGCCACCAAGCTAGTGACATTGCTTCACAAGGCTAATGGTGGTTTTAACTTTACTCATTTCCTAAAGAAATTTGAACCTCTGTATTTAGAGAGCGATGATGATTTCCGTTGGCGCTTACAGGGCGATTCTGAGAAGAATATTCCTCTGTTGGGTGCTTCTATAAATGGATCTGATGTCACCTCTACCAGTAAGACAGGTATTGCAGGAGCAAGGTTTGTATTACTTTTCCCTGAGCAGTATTTCTCTGAAACCAACATTATCGTTGGTGAGAAAAATAGTGTTTATCCTATTCTTATTGTAGATTCTCCCGTTCCGAGAGCGGCAGGATGGGAATACACATGTGAGCTTCTTACGGGAGATCAAACGTTGTTTATTCCTTATGATGAACTTTGTGCCGGTAAGCGTTATAGCAAGGACTGGTCTATCGTGGAAAAAACCCTTTCACAAAAGGGTGGAACTCCTAACTACACCTCTCCGTTCTCCATGAAGAACGTCTTCTCTATGATTCGTATGGAAGATATTCGTCCGGGAAACATGATCAACCGTTCAGTAGCCTTTTCGTGGGTTGGATTAGATGCCAATGACAACAAAAAGACTCTGACGACATGGATGGATTATGCTGACTGGGAGTTTGAGCGTCAGTTCAACGCCATGAAGGATAAGCTTCTGAACTTTGCTACAATAAACAGAACCTCTGATGGGCTGTTTAAGCAAAAGGGAAAGTCTGGATACCA